TTTCGCAGCAGCCAGCATTAATTCCTTTGTATTTATTTACATATTTCATATATACTGCGCAAAAATTTTTAAACTCTGGTGTCCAGTTTTCATTTGCAATAGCAAGATCATCCCAGATTAACCAAAAATAAAACACAACACTAAAAACATAAAAAATTTTCATATTTTTTTTACCTCCAACACCCAGGAACCAGGCATAGTTTCTATTGTTCCAACTTCAATTGTTCCGTCTTCATCGTAGGAATAGGAACCAAAGATTTGAACTTTAGATCTGGTTTCTGTAAGGAGATGACCCACCGAATGACACTCAGCGGGTTTAAGTTTCCTTGCTTTGTCGATGTGCATCCACTCAGAATGAGAAACCCAATCAAGAGTAGTGACATTGACCAACGGATAATCATCTATAGTCCCAGTTAATTTTTTACGAGTAGAAACTTTGTGGCTTGACTTTCCCATTAGTTTTCTCCGTAATTAATTTAATGTTTTTAGGTTTTGGCATTCTGTTTTTTAAGCACCATCTACAAACTGTGCTTTCTGGAGACACCCCAGTTATGCCTAAAAATTCTGCTAGTTTTTTATAAGAATAACCTTTAGACTTTCTAAATGTTTCAAGATCCATGCTTTTCTGGATACTTTATTCGTTGCGTTTTCGTCAAGAGAACATTGCATTTTATAAAATGTTATCAACATATAGTGCAATATCCCCGTATTTCACACAAGTTATAGTTGTTGTTAATAAAAAAATGCGAAGTTTTCGCAATAACTTTTTTGCTTATTTGTCATTTTGTAATTGTATAACAACAATTAATGTTTATATTGACAGAATGACAATAGAGAATAAAACCTTAAAACTTATAAAAAACTCGCATTTAGAAGAGAGAGACATGTTGCTTAATAAACTATTAAAAGATGCGGATATGAGCCAAGCTCATTTAGCAAAAGAATTAAAAAAAGATGCCTCAACAATAAATAGATGGATTAAAGATAGTAGATCTATTGCCTGGGAAAATGCAGAAAAAATTGCTGTTGTTTTAGGTTGCCATCCAGTAGATATTTATAAACCAAAAAATCAAATTGTATTAAAAACTTATGTGCAATGGGATGGTTATGTTATGGATTTTGACAAAGACGAACAAATTACAATTTCTATTCCATACGAATATTATCATAAAAATATAAGAGCTGTACAAATGCAAGCTCCAGGCAATCATGCAGACGGAGAAATTATGTTGTTCGATCAACCAACAAATAAAAAATTTTCAAAATTTGCCATCGGTAAAATTTGTTATTTAACAGCAACACAATCTTTTAAGAAAAAAAATCAAAAAAAATTAAATGATGCAAACCAAGAATGCAAACCATTAGTTGCCTTATTAAAAGCAAAGGGTAATGGAAGATTATCTATTGTGAATAGTTATACAGATGCACCTATTAACGATTTATGCGCAGATATTGGTCCAGAAGATATTGAAATAGCTACTCCATTAAAAGTAAGATACGACCCAGATCTACTAAATATCACTATAAAATAAACCTAAAGTTGCAACTTGTGCATGAATTGTGCATAATTGTCAAGATTTGTTTGCAATTTGTTCTATATTGTTTATCAATTGTTCTATTGATTTATGATAACAAAAGAAGACGCAGCAGAAAAAGCATTATCTGATTGGATAGCTGGAATAAAAAAACTTCCAGAATGGGTTAAGATCTACAAACTAAACCATCATAGTCCCAGCCAAATAAATACAGAAGAAGACCAATGGGGATATAAATATTTATATCTTACCCAGGAAGAAAGAAGAAAGCTGCCAGTTAATTCTAATATGAAATGCGGAAACTGGATCGGAGAGCTGGGTCAAAAACAATTTGGCAAATTTATTTGGGAGTATGAAAAAGGATCTGGCTTAGTTAAAAAACCAATAGCAGAAGAGAAAAAAATTTTTGATAAAGCAATAGATTTATTTAATAGTTATTTACCAGCAGATGAAAAAGATAAAAACCAACATGAACAAAATAAATTAGGCTTTGCGCTCACTTGGAAAAATTGCCAGGATGCAATTAAATCAGTAGGATTAAAAGGAGACATTGAATGTGAAAGATCTGTAAGTTTAGATCTACCAGATTGTGAGCTGCCAGTAATTGGGAGAGTGGATTTTGAAGACGCTTACAATTTTATTGAATTAAAAACCAAATACAAATCTAAGAACAGACCAAAAAAAGATGGCAGTTATTCTTTTTCAATGAGAAAGATTGCGGGTCCAGAAGATGATAAGCAAGAAAAATATTTAGGATGGTTCTCGCATATTTTACAAGTTGCTTTTTATTATTTAGCTACAAGAAAGAAACCACACTTAGTTGTAGTAAGTGAGGCTGGCTATCATATCTACACACCAGAGAATTGCGATCAATTAAAACCAAAAAATTTAGAAAAATATTTAATTAAAATGAATGCGATCTGTTCTAACAGAGAAAAAATTATGGCTCGACATGCTGGGAAAACTACCTGGACCCAGGATATAATTGCAAACTTCGATCATAATTTTTGGAATGGTATGGGAGATCACAAAGTAAAAGCTGCAAGATTGTGGGGTCATGTATGAGAAAAAAAAAGAAAAAAACAGATCGAGGAATTATTTGGCATATCTATCACACAATCCTTGCTTTGTTATTGCTCGGAGTTTTAGTTGTAGAGGGTATTGAATTATTTATGTGGAGGAACCTATGGATGTATTAAATTATCAACGGATTGTTTTAGAAAAAAAATTTGGAAAGAAACAAAAAGAAAAAAAAATAAGCAAAAGTATTATTATATGTGTGTTTTTGCTTGGCATTTTTCTCTCTCTTATCTTTCTAAATACCGATGCCCAGGTATTAGTAAAGGCTGCTCCCTTGATCAATGACCTGGGTATCAACCAAGGAGATTACTATGGGTAAGATCCTAAATTTCCCCTCGTTAGATAAATACCTTGCTGGAATAAAATCTAGCGGGGGGATTATAAATGATAAAATTATTAGACATTATGAAGTAGAAAAAATGGCAGCTCAGTTTGATGTCTTTACTACTATTGAGCTTGTAAATTGTGATTTGCCTAAAAGCTGCGCTGTTGTAAAAGCTATAGCAAAACACCAAGGATGTTTTTACGAAAGTTTTGGAGAAGTATCTCCATTAAATAATGACTTTGAATATCCAATAGCAGTAGCAGAAAAAAGAGCTGTTGATCGAGCTGTACTAAAAGCTCTAGGTATTCATGGTAAATACTATTCAGATGTTGAAATGCCACCAGCTCCAAGAACAGAGAACCAGGGTGTAGATGTAAATAATCATCCTCAAATAATTTTAGATAGAATTACAGCAGCTAGCCACCAGGCAAACTTAGATGAGATCCTAAGTGATAACAAAGAATTTTTGTTAGAGCTGCGTAAAAAAAATTCTGAAAAAGCCGAAGAAATAAAAAAGGCTTTTGAGAATAAAAAGGTGCAATTAAAAGGAGGATAATTATATGGCACAATTTGATAAGTCAAAAGCAAACCCAGATCTGATTGGAAACTTTGTTTTAATTAGAAATAAAACTAAGACAGAGGCTAAACATCCAGATCTAGTACACCCAGATAGTAAAGATGAAAATGGTAATCCAAAGCTAAACAAAGCTGGCAAACCATTTAAGCAAAATTTTACTGTGAATGGTATATGGTGCGAGGCAAGCGGATACATACAAGAAGATAAAAGTATTAAAATTAGAATACTTAAAACTTCTGATAAAAGATCTGCAGCTCCACCAAAGCAAGCAGCTCCAATGGCTGATGCCTGGGATAACCAATTCTAGGAGACAACATGAAATATGGCTTAACACCTAAACAAAATAAAGTTTATGAGTTTGTTAAGTCATATATGAAAAAGAAACCAGTAGCTCCAACATATCAAGAGATACTAGAGGCTACTGGTTTTAAATCTAAAAATAGTATTCATAGAATTTTAAAAGATTTAGAGGCAAAGAAATGGATAGCAAGGTTACCAGGAAAAAGCAGATCAATAATCATAAATCCATGACACATCCAGAAGACTTTAAGCCAGTTATATATGAGAGCTTACAAGAGCAAGTCGATGGAGATCATTATAAAAATATGAAGATCCAGCCAGCTGAATTTATTAATGAAAACAGACTTGAATTTGCAGAGGGAAACGCTATAAAATATATCTGCAGACATAAAAAAAAAGGCAAAATAAAAGACATCAATAAAGCCATACATTATTTACAAATGATAAAGGAGCGAGACTATCCAAATGGGTAAGTTGTTTGAAAAATTCTGGTCGGGATCTGTGAGCTTTACAGCTCATGAAAATTTTAACGACCTGGATAGCGCAGTAGGATCTAACTCCCCTACTGATGCTGCTAAAATAGTTATAGATGAAAGTACAATCAGCTATGACTTCAATCGCATAAAGGAGGTAAAGACCGATGGCGATGTACCAAGAACTGGAGCAACAAATCCAGGAAAAGGAAAAAGAGAGAAAGTCTCTGAACACAAAAATTCTGAGACTAAAGAAAAAAAATGACGGGATATACCCGCCAGGTATTGCAGCTCTCTCTAAGGAGGCACATGGAAAACTCATTGATGTCATCCAGCTGCAAGACAAGCTAGTTAAAATAGGCATATAACTAGTTTTTTATAATCATTCTAAAAAGCTGCGTTTAGCAGAGATAATCCCTTGCGCCCAATAAAACTTACCTAATTGGCAATATCCTTGACACTTCTAAATATAATCTTGACACCCCGTCAATGTTTTTGATAGAGATTAATCTTAACTAAATATAAAAAAAAATAGGAGCAAAAATGTATATATGCACATACAAATTACCTGGAAGAGAAAAGACTTTTTCGGGAGATACTGTCCCAGCTGCACATAAAATGTTTCTTAAAGATTATGCTGAGGCTGCGGGTCAAGTTAAGAAAGTTAAGATTGAGAAAACTACGGATCCAGGTTTTCTTATGGTAGTTAGCTACCCTACTTACAGAGATATATTTGCTAATCCTAAAATTATGGGAGGCAGTATATGAAAGTCCAAATAGAAAACCTTAAAAATAAACAAGGTAAGATAAGAAAAATATCTGTAAAGGTTGTAGCTGATGACGGGACCAAGATGCAAAGAGGAGTGTATGAACCAAACGAAAAAAGACAAGCTAAGATCTTTGCAGATAGTTTAAGAAACCTTGAACCACACTTAGCTATGCCAGCTAAAATAAGTTTCGATGTTGGATTTGCAGAGTATAAAAAAGATGTTTTAAAGGATGAGCTTAAACAATACGAAAGCAGATTAAATATTTGTGGCTATATTAATAATCATGTTGCACCACATATACACAAAGCAAATCTAGCAGACTATACTTTGTATGATTTTGAAAAAAATTATATTCCAACGCTTGTTAATTCTAAAGCTATGCAAACAAAGAATTTGCCAGGTGGTAAAACAGAAGTAATTAGATCAAATAAAAAACTAGGAAAGAAAACTATCAAAGAGGCTGTAGGTAATTTTAAATTATTTGTTAGATATAGTTTAAGTAGAAAATGGGTTATTGATCCAACAATACTAAACTTTAAATTTAATAAAAATTTTTTCCAGGATGAAAACACAAAAGCTAAATGGATGCCTAAATATAGTGATGTGTTAGCTGTTGTTAATAATGAAAAAGATTTATTTAATAAAACTTTATTTCATACTGCAGCTGAAACTGGCGTAAGATTAAATGAGCTGCTAGGTTTAACATACTCAGACATAGATCTTAAATCTAAACCAGCTTTAATTTATACAAACCATAGCTTAGACAAATGGAATAATTTTAGAGAAAACTTTTTGAAAACTGCAAGCTCAAAAAGACCCATAGAAATTTCTAAAAGTTTATCAATAATATTAAAGCAGTTTATGAAATATCAGACTTTTCCAAAGCGTGAGGGAAAATATAAAATGCTGTTTGGTATTACTAAAAATGTTGCAAAGATGAGAGTTAAAAGAGCTGGTCAAAGACAAGGTATTGATTGGCAAGGTGGAATGTCTCCTTTTAGAAAGTTTAGCTTTAGCTTTTTAAAAGATCAGCAAGCTCTTACAGACAAGCAAATTATGAAGAGATTTGGCTGGTCTAATATGAATACTCCTAATAAATGGTATTATAAAGATCTGGATACTAACAAGGATGAAAGGCTTGCAGCCATAAATAGCATGCTCCTTGACGCTTAAATGGCTACAAAACCCATAAGCTATCTTGAGTTTAAATTAGATCTTGAGATGGCTTATGTCTCCACATTTGAACGAGATCGCTGGGTCCAAGAGCAATACGATAAATATTTAGAAAAATTTTATAACACGCAAAAAAAAAGCGGAGAATGCCAAGCACTCTCCATATTACTCTCCAAACCTAAAATAAATAAGCAATCCCAATAGTTGTCGGTAGTATTCGAACCTATCGCCTAAATCCTAACTCCGATAAGTAAATACAACACTTCTAGCTTAAATTGAATAGAAAAAATTGACAAATATGCCTATAAAAAAGCTATATTCTGTAAGCGATAATTCAGTTTGACTTATCATCTACTCTCCATTAACTCTTCACTTTTTATATAAGTCTGGGTGTAGCGAAGCCTGGTATCGCATCTGCTTTGGGAGCAGAGGATCGGAGGTTCAAATCCTCCCACCCAGACCATTATTCAAATGTCTTGTCTTCAGCTCTCTTAGCGTCATCCAGGCGCATACATTCATAATGAGCTTTCTCTCCCCCGTAAAAGGCTACAAAGCTCTCAGTATTTATCATGTCTTTTTTACAATATTTGCATGGTCCAATATCAATAACTATATGTTTAGGTTTTACCCAAGTTTTTTTCTTAGGCATCCGCACCTCTTACAAACATTGTTAGATCCAGAGTTGATATTACATAAGCAGTATTGCTTGACATAACCCCAACTAAAGAGCCATTTTATTATATTAATCGGATTTAGATATTGATATAATTTTTCCATCTTTAACCACCGCATTTACTTGCATACAAGCGTATTGAGCATTTGAATTCCTACGAGCTATACGAGCCTTTTTCATACACTCAGACATAGTTGGCATCAATAAGTGTTCTTTTAAAACTGGCGGATCTCCCAGGTACATCAGCAGCGCAAAAACTAATTCCATTAGTGAGTACCATTCTTTCTTACTTTATCTTTTAGCATCTCAATAGTTTCTTTCATTTGCTCTATATCTTTCATAGCTCTATTAAGATTTACATTATTGTTTCTCATGCTTTCCATTTCAGCATCAGTTTTCTCCTGGGATGTCGTTAGCATTTCCAAGAGGAGGTATTGTTCTTGATCTGTAATTTTTTGATCTGATTTAGTTATTAGATCTGCCTCCATAATATGCCTGGAGTTTTCTAAGCTAGTTAGCCTGGAGGTAATTTCAGTATAGGCAAAAATTCCAAAAGCTACAGCTGCAAGCAGCGCAATTAAATTTCTAACTGGGAGGCTGATTTTGCTGCTGTCTGAAATAGATATATTATCTTTCACATTCCACCTCTGTTTCTTCTTTTCCAGGATCTTTTCTTGTGCTTATTCATACTTGAAAATTTAGGTTTCTTTCTTTTAGATATGCTAGTCTTCTTTGGGATCCTCTCATGTGGCTGCTTGTTAATATCAAACTTAACACGAGCCATTTTTAAAAATTAAAATCATTAATGGCTTCAAATAACCTAAGCTATTAGGATCTGTTGGAGTTCCATCTTCACATCCAAAATGAAAACCTTTTACTGGTTTTCTTAAAAACCTTATTTCACAATTAGGATTCTTATAACAATAATCATGAAAATATTTTGTGTGAGTTGATGCTGGTAATAAAAAAACTCCAGTAAAATTTTTAGTATTAAATGCTTTTTCTACAAATTTTCCAATTTTTGTGTCAAACATTGGATGTATATAAGCAACTTCATTTTCCCAAGATTGCTTTAAAGTATCTATTTCTTTTGTATGATACCTGGGTAATAAATGATTTTTATCAGATGCGCAGCAATCTAAAGTAAAACTAAATTCTTTACTTAAATCTTTCCATATATCTACTGGTGTTCTTAAATAATTATAAGTTTTGTTATATTGAAATCTATTGTCATCACTTCTAAAATTATTAATTCTAAGTTCCATTATTTTTTCTTTCGATCAAGTACAGACTTTGTAATCTTAGTACCAAAGCTAGCAGAAAAAACTATGATAACTAAATACCAAACGCTATCTGGTAAATCATTTATAATAGCAACCCACTCTCTAAAATTTTCTCTTGTTGCTGGAAACCAACCCGTAGTAAGCATGGCTATTAGCCACGCCATTAATATCTCATCTTTAATCGAGTTATCTTGGCTTTTAATTCTAGCTAAATCTGTGTCTTTAGCTGCCTCTATTTCAGCAGCTCTAATTACTTTTTGTTTTTCTGCTTTATGTTTAAAGTGATCTGTTGCTTTATTAATAACCATTTTAGTTAATGGATTATTAAATATTTTTAATAAGTGTATCATGCTGCGCAGCTCCTCATTAACTCAGCTAAATGTTCGCAACGAGATTTGGTCTGAGAATGCCACCTCGAGTTAATCATCTCATCTGCAGCCTTATTGTAATCTGCAGCTCTGATACCCTCCCACATTCGTTTGAATTTGGATACTCGAGGTTTTCCCAGCTGGAAACACATCTCGCAAATCAATCCTCTAATTGTCGTAAATTTTTCGTTAGGATCTATGTCTGATAGCAGCTCATCTGCTGATGTTAAAGCAATTTCGAAATCTTTATCAAACACAGCATCAAGCTCTTCCTTAGAATATTCCACACCCTCAACAAAGTTATCGGTAGGTAAAACCAAATGACCATAACCAATTGTAGCAAAACCCAGGCTATCGGAATAGATAGAACGCCTAAACCCCTCATGTTGTTTAATTCTTTCTTTAATGTTTTCCATATAATTCTATGACTTCTTTGGATCAAAGTTAAGTATCTTAACACCTAATCTCTTTTGTTCGGCTGTTCTCCCCCGTGCAATCTTCCAACCATTACTACGAAAGTTTTGTGTCTTAACATCATAAGTATTGATCTCTTTTGTTTTAGTATTGAAAGTTAAAATATCTATGGGACCAGTACCGCCAACTGGTACAAAGACTATTAAATCTGGATCCTTAGCAAATTTAGATGCAGCTAACAGCTCATTAGATAAACCTATAGAGTTTGTTTTTCTATTTCTGAAAGTAGTAGAAGATCGAGCCAATAATTCCCCCAAGTAGTATTATTATTGCTGCTGCTCCTTTACCTCTATTCATAAATGTTTTTAATTCTTTAATATCTTTTCTCATTTCATCTATCGCTTTAAATAAAGTTTTCATTCTTTCAGCGCAGACTTTCTCATGGTATGATATTCTAATACCATTATGATCTTCGATATTAGAATTTGTTGATTTTTTTTTTCTAGATTTCATTTATTGGCTTACACTCGAACCTAATAAATATATGATGCTTATTAGTTTCGATCCTCCCTATTTCAATTTGTTTATTTGTAGCCTCTTTATAACCAGCCTGGAGACAATCATAATAATTGTCGTATGTTGTTTGCATAACAAATGGCTCGAGGCAGCCGTGGAATGCGCTGCACATAAGCATAATTAATGCTATCTTCATAGCAGCTCCTTTTTATTATTTATGTATTTTTTTTAGGTATATTAATATTGTAAAGATACACCTCTAATTCTAGCCTCTTTGGAACCTGAGGCTTGATTAGCAAATTCTAATTTATATTTTAAACTTGTTCCTGCTGTTACACTTAAATCATTTACTTTAGCCATCTTAATGCCAGTAGCAAAATCTGGTAAAGCTGTAAGTGTAGCAGTTGAATAGTTTGAACCATTGTCTGCTGATAATTTTAAAATAATATCTGTGTTTAGTGCGTTAGTACCTGCATTGTCTTGATAAGTAATTACTGCACCCATTTTGTTTGTTGATGAAGCTGTGATTGGGTTTCCCTCAAACGAGCCAGTTGCATTAGCAGATAAACTAGCTACTTTAAATTGAATTTCTGTTTGCCAAGGATTATTACTCATATTACCTGAAATACCTTGTATTTTTACTGCGTTTAAAGGTGTACTATTACTAAATAATTGTTCAAAACCATTTTGAGGTGCAGATGCACCCCCACTTGTACCTTGCCAATCAAAACTAGAAACTAACTCTGTTGGATAACTACTACCATCATCTGTTGAACCTAAAAATTTATATGTTCCACAATTTGCTGTTGCGTCCATATACATTCTAAAACCTACAACTACTTTTGATGAACCAAATCTTATTGTAATGTTATCCGAACTTGTAATTGAATGATTTGTTCCATCATACCAACCAGTTGAGCTACTTCCAGTATTATAAACACCATTTACCCAGTTAGATAATTGACCCCCAGTCATTGTATAACCACTTTCAGCTAAAGTGTATGTGCTTGAATAATCTCCAGTTTCATACGCACCTGCACCTAAAACTATTGTGCCTATAAATTCATCACTAGACCTTGAACAATTAGTCAGATTAGAAATAGCCGAGCTGTCTTGAAATACATCAAAGGAAGCCGAGTTAGTATTTGAAGCGTTAAGATTTTCTTGGGTGTGAACTCTTAATCCTAATGTAGAAATATCATTAACAATTTTATTATCATCAAAAGAAGTTGCGTGTTGAGATACATTAGATGCTGCTATTCTTGCATCTGCAAAAGTACCACTTGTTATTTTTGCTGCATCTAAATTTGGTATGTCATCAGCTGTAAAACCACCGCTAATAATATTTGCTAAATCTCTTGCTTTTGTCATAATTTATTTACCTCGCTGTACATGGTACATTGTTTGAGCCTACTAATGATTGACCAACTGCATAGTAGATGTATTCTACACCTGAACTATTAATACCTGCTGAAGCACTTCTTATTTTAAAACCATTAGATAAAAAATCTCCATAAGAACTATAAAATTCTGCATTAGAAGAATTAGCATAAATAGTTTGAAAACCAGGATTGTCTATATCTCTTTTATTATCCCAAACATACCAATCATTACCACTTGTAGTTTTTTTAATCATAACCCAAGCAGGTTTAAATCCTGTGTAAACAAATGTTCCATCTGTACTACTTCCATTACCAGTAAATTTATTAAATTTGCTGTAACCTGTTTTTTCTGAAAAACAGTAGGCAATCATATTATTTCCACTATGATTTACAGCATCATCACTTCCAACAGTAAATACACTTGAAGTTGGTGAAGTATTATTATAATAAGCAACGTGAGTATTTCCAGATCCACTACTTTCTAAAAATAATGTTTTAGTATTTCCTAAACTTGCGTGATAAACACACCAAGAACTTGATGCCATAGATTTTGTTATAATCATTTTAGGAACAGCACCCAAACCATGACCAATAGTTGCGTTAGCACCACTACCAGACCATTTACATATTGAAAATCCTGCTGTTGTGTTAGCAGAAACAGTTGATGTTATTGAACCATCATAATTAGTTGAACCTGCACCATTTGCTTTCCAATTCCAAGATGCGTAAGTTCTGCCTGAAACATTAGTCCACCCATTACCACCAGCTAAATTAAATCCACCACTTACTAAATCAAAAGTATTATTATCTGTTTGTTCTGCTGTTGTAGCGTTAGAAGAAATATATTTTTTATCTCCTCTTACTTTATCTACCCAATAATGTTGTGTAGGAGAACCTGTGTTTCTTGATTTTACCCAAACTAAATCAGGTGTCATTCCTAAAGATGTTTGGTTATTTGTACTATCATTTCCACTATATAAATGTGTAGTAAAATGATCTGATGATTTATTAATTTGAGAATAAGACATATTATAAATTTAACCCCTTTGTTGATAAAGCTGAATAGCCAGTTGGTGGTTGATAATTAAATATTGATGCACCCTCTGCTCCCGCATAACCATTACCACTATTTGTTGCTACTGCTGCTGTTCCAAAATAGCCATTGCCGAAGTTTGATTTACAAGTTGCGTTTGCACCATTATTATAACCACTTACAACAAAATAATATTCATCTT